TCAAGCGGGGACGAGTTCCCCTGCGTTCCCCCTAAAGTCGATCTTGCGCATCGCGGCCTCCACGGCCGCCACAACGCCCTCGTCGACCTCCGGGAGGAGGTGGCCGTACCGCTGGTCGGTGAACCCGATGTCCTTGTGGCCGATCCGCCGGCTGATGGCCGAAAGCGGCACGTTCGCGGCGATCAGCCACGCGACGTGCGTGTGCCTCAGATCGTGCAGCCGCAGTCCGGGGAACCCGGCGGCCTCGCGAACGAGCCACCAGACCTCGTAGAACTCCTTGCGGCGGATGAGCCCACCCTTCGGGCCGGCGAACACGCGGTCGTCGAGCTTCTTCCCGTCGAGCAGAGGACGCAGCACCTCGGCGATGTCCTGCTGGAAGGTCACATGCCGCTTGCCGCGCTTGGTCTTCGGTGTCTGGTCGATCGGTCGACCGCTGACCTCGACCGTCTGGAGCCGGACGTGAAGGCGGCTCCGCACCAGGTCGATGTCCCGCTTCCGCAACCCCATCGCTTCGCTCCAGCGCAGGCCGGTCGCCATGAACAGCAGGATCAGCGGGCGCCAGTGCTCTGGAGTCGCCTGGATGACGAGATCGGCTTCCTCCGGCGTGAGGAACAGCATCTCGTCCCGGTCGTCGTCCTCTTCGGGCAGCAAGGTGTGCTCGCACGGGTTGTGACGGACGTATCTGTGCGTGATGGCGGCGGCCATGATCACGTAGAGCTGGCCGTGGGCATTCCGTACCGTCTTGTTCGCCAACGGCCGTGGCTTCTTGACCTTGGTGCGCCCGTCGAGCAGATCATTCGTCCACCGCTGCACGATGAGCGGCTGTTCGGACAGCTCGCCCAGGCGCAGATGCCCGAGCATCGACACGATGTATCGGTTGATCACGCCCTCGATGGAGCTCCGGCTGGTCTCCTTGAGGGCCCGCTTGTAGGCCGGCCACCAGGTGGCGACCCAGTCAGCCAGGGTCAGCTCACCGCCGCGCGGCACCAACGCGTCACCGCGCAGGGCATCGGCCTTCATGATCGTCATGGCGTTCAACGCGGCGCTCTTCGTCTCGTACCCGCTGGCGAGCGTGATCTTCTCGCCGGCGATGAGTTCACGGATCCGGTAGCTACGACCGTTCTTCTCAACCCACATCGGCTCTCCTCAGGGCATGGGTGAGTAACCGCGCGGCCCGGGCCCGCGGCGATCGAAGTGGAGAGGTGGTGCTACGCGGTGCGGCGCGCCTGCTCGATGCGGAAGGTCAGCTCCCGCATTCGGCGCTGCTTGTCGCGCTCGCGCTGTTCGACGATCAGCCGCTCATCGGCGGCGCGCATCTCCTCCAGCTGCTGGAGGATCTCAGCCTTGGTCTCGTCGTCGAGGTCCGTTTCGAGGACCTTCCGCTGCTCTTCGTCGATCTCTTCATCGGTGGGCTGGTAGGGCAGATCGGCGGACTGGAGGACGCCAACCCGTAGGAGTAGCGAGATCGGGTTCAGGTCGAACGTCTCGGCGACCCTGCGGACGTTCGTCTCGCGGACCGCGACGGCCCGGTCAAGCCAGTTGGAGACCGTGCGTACGTCGACGCCGACCGCTCGCGCGAACGGAGCCTTCTTGCTCTTGGTCTTGGAGTCGAGAAGCTCCTGAACGACCTTGGCCCACTCGTTGACATCGACCTCGCCGACCATGAGGTCATGGTATCGGGAACGTATTCCCGGGTCTGCACTCACTGCAGGCCGTAGCACGTAGGTGCGTCGCGGGTCGCGTTTGCCGCCGCTGACGCGGGCGGTCGCTCTGAGCCGAGCACGCGCCTTCAATCCTCTCTGAGGCATGTTGGGAAGACTATCCGGGAACGCGTTTCCGGCCAAGTGGTCCGAACGGCCGAGTTGCCGGGCGCGCGCTTCCGGCGTACGGTCCCAAACGTGAAACAGGAAACACGCTCCCGGAAGCGCATGGCACGCCAGCCGGAAACGCCCGCCCGGGTACGAGTGCGCCTGGTTCCGTTCTCGCTGGCGATGCTGGCGCTTGGTCGAGAGCGCGAGTCACAGCAGGCGCACCTGCTGGAGATGGACATCAAGACCCTGAAGCGGGCCCTCGCGGGCGAGTCGGTGGGCGAGAAGTTCATGAGTCAGACGATCTCCGTCTTTCGACAGCACCGAGACGAACTCGCCCGGCGGGGCCTCCAAGTTTCGCTCGATGAGTACTTCGAGGTCCCGACCGAGGACGCTGCATGAGCAGCGGCAGTGAGTTGGAGCTGCTCGACCCGCTGGAGCTGCTCACGTTCGAGGACTTGGCCCGGCTGTGGAAGACGGGCGAGGACTGGCTCCGCAAGGGCGTGTCGGCCAGGAAGTACCCCCACCACCGCGTCGCGGGGCAGATCCGGTTCACCCGGGCCGACGCCGCCGCGATTCTCGCGAGCCTCGCCGTCGGCGTGGCTCACATCCCCACCGCCGACGAGGTCGCCGCGAGGCGCGCCGAAGTCGGCCAACCCATTGGAGGCAGAGCATGACCGGACCCGACACCGGCGGACCCCCGTCCGGACCTGGGATCGACCTAACCGTGCCGTTCGACGAGCAGCAGGCCGCGCGTCTCCGTCGTGAGGCGGCCGCGTGGGGCGCGGGTTCCAAGGGCACGGCCGCGGTGCCGCTGACGGCGGAGCAGCGCGAGGACCGGTACCGCAAGCAGACCAGGTCGACGCGGCTGACCGCGCGTCAGGGCCGCCGCGCTCGCCACAAGGCCCGCCGCTACCCGGCGACCCAGGGCTGACGAGGCGGCTGTGGACGAGTCGACGGGTCGCACGCAGTCCGATGAGGATCGTGCCTGGCTCCGTGGCTGCCTGCTCGTGCTGGCGGCGATGGCCGTGAGCGTCGTGATCATGATCGTCGCTCTCGGTGGCCTCGTGTGGTGGCTGGTCAGCTGATGGCCTGCTGGGCCTGCGTCGGTGGCCGTCACTACCTGTGCTTCGGCCGCTGCTCGTGCTGCGGCGCCTACCGCATCCACCTCAACGGAAGTGGGGTCACGGCCTGCACGCCGTGACCCCGGGATCCCTACTCCACCTCAACGGAAAAGGACGAGTCGAGATGACGACCAATCTACAGCCCGCACCGCCGGCGGATGTCGCCGACGGCAACGGGCCGGGTGCCGGTCTGGAGGACGAGTCGCGTAAGTGGTGGTTCACCTTCCCGGCCGGCCACCAGTTCGCCGGCCGGTACGCGGTCTCCTCCGGAACGCACGAGGAGGCCCGAGCCATGGCGATCACGCACTTCGGCGAGACGTTCGCCGGTCAGTTCGCGTCGGCCGAGGAGGCCAGGGTGCACGCCGGCGGGCTGGTGCCCCTGGGCACCGCCGAGTTGCCGAAAGTCGTCGACGAGCCGCGGACCATCGTGATGCCGGCGGTCGCCCCGGCCGCCGACGCGGACCGTTACCGACTGACCGACGCCGGAGCACAGGCCCTCGCCGGCGACGCCGCCCAGGGCGTGCACCAGACGGGCACCGGCTGGACGGGCGCCGACCCTGGCCAGTCCGGGGTGGCGTGCGTCTGCGCCGTCGCGTTCGACGGGTTCGACTCGATCGCCGAGGCGCAGGTGCACCTGGACCGGCACATCGCGGCCGCGAACAGCTCCGCGCTGCCGCCGGTGCCGGCCGGTGAGCTGACCGACGGCATGTTCGTGGCGACCGGCAACGAGGCCGAGCCGGGCGTGGAGGTCCGCCACGTCGAGCCGTCGGCGGACGGCCGGGTCGTGGGGGTGCTGTTCGCGGGCCCGGAGTACGCGGAGTACGGCGTCGACGAGCTGGTGTACCTGGTCGACGCCGCAGCGGTCGAGCAGGCGGCGGCGCGGGCGCGGGCCCGGGCGCACCGCGCCCGGCAGATCGAGTTCCTGCGGCAGCTCGCGGCGCTGGCCGAGTCCGACGAGCACTTCCCGATGCCCCGCTACAGCTTGCGGTTGCAGGGCGGGATGGACAGCCCGGAGGCGGTGCGTCGGTTCGCCGCTGCGCTGGACGTGGAGGTCTCCGACGCCGGCTACGGGCTCAGGGCGACCTGGCGCTACGGCGGCGACGGCGAGATCACCCCGCCGGTGGAGATGGAGGTGTCCGCGCCTCACCGACACCTGCCCGCGGCGAAGTCGACGCCCGTGCCGGTGCCCGTGTCGCCCGCCGCGCCGGTGGCTACCGCGCCCGTCGTGCACCGCAGGGACATCGGCAGCCCGGGGGTCCGCTGCGAGTGCGGTACCGCGTTCGACGCCGACGGCCGGGACGTGGAGACGGCGATGTCGCTGCTCGACGCGCACATCCGCGCCCCGCAGGGACAGGAGCAGACCCGATGAGCCGGCCGACGCTCGACCCGGCCGTGACGACGCCCCGACCCACAGTGCCGGCCCCGTCGTCGCTGATGTCGGCGATCCGTACCCGGATGGCCGGCGCCGGCTGGCACCACCAGCGCGACGCGGCGATGGGCCGCGAGACCTGGACCGAGCCGACGCTGCCCGCCGGGCAGCGAGAGCCGCGCAGCATCGTCGTCGACGAGGTGTTCGCCGCCGCCGGCGGCCGGGTCATCGAGGCGTGCAACGGACACGAGCGGTTGATGTTGCGCTGCGTCGGCGACACCGACCCGGCCATGGTGCTGGTGACCCTGGACGTGTGGCGGATGCTGCCCAACCTGGCAGCCACCCCCACCGCCCGGGAGGCGGTGGCCACCAATGGGTGACCTCATGATCCTGGTCCGCCTCGTACTGGCCGTGGTCATCGGCTCCGTCGACCTGGTCGCCGCTCACCCGACCGACGTGGTCGCCGTGCTGCTCTGCGCGACCTGTGTGGTGCTGCTCGCCCGGATCGCGCTGCTGCTGTGGGCCGACCGGTTCGACCGGTGGGCGCGGGTCGTCGCGGTCGTGCCGGCCCCGCCGCCACCGCCGGACTATCCGCCGGACCCGCCGCTGGTCAACCCGATGTTCGCCGCGCACATCACCGCGACGTCGGCAGCGACATGCGCCGCCCTGCGCGCCGGCCGGCAGCCCGCTCGGGTGGGGGGACGACGGTGACCGCCCCGCGTACCGCGGTGGCCGCGCCGGAGCCACCGGACCGGCTGCTGACCGCGGTCGACCTGACCGTGGCCGACCCGGTGTGGGTGTTCGCGGGCGGCCGGTGGCGGCGCGGCGACGTCGTCCAGTTGGCCCGGGTGCGGGTGCGGGTCCGCTACGTCTCCGACCGGCACGGCTCGACCCGGGAGCGCTGGTTCACCTGCACCGAGTCGGAGCCGGTCTACCACGGCGGTCTGCCCGCCCCGCTGACATGGCGGTGTGTCTCGTCGCGGTGCCGGCTGGTGTGCACCGGCCGACCCGGCCAGAGCACCACCCAGATCCGCGCCGCGCACGAGGCCAGCCCGATGCACCACCGGGAGTTCGATCTCTCATGACCAAGCCGACCGAGGTGCGGTGCCTCGACTGCGACCGGAAGCTCAAGACCTCCGTGTCGCGTGCCCGGCACATCGGCGAGGGCTGCTGGCGCAAGCGCCAGGCCGAGGCCCGCGCCCGGTCGGCTCTGGTCCCCCTGCCCGGCTTCACCAGGCACGGCGACCTCGCCGGCCTGGACGGCCCCTCCCTGCTCGACCAGCTGACCGAGGACGGCCCCCATGCCTCGTAAGCCGCCGGAACGCCGCTACTGCACCAAGTGGGATCCCGACCCGAGCATCGGCCCGGACCACCGCGAACGGCTCACCTGCCGCAACTGCCTGCGCGTCGGTAAGGCCGGCGACGCCAACCACAGACCACCACCCCCGCGGGCCCGGCCCGCCTCGAAACCCCTGCCCGCGGCGCTCGCCGCCGCAGCCCAGGAACGCGACGCCGCGATCCTCGGCGAGCACGACCGAGAGGACCTCTGGTGACCGAACCTAGCCTCGACCTGACCGACGCCGAGCTGCGGATCGCCGCCGCGCGCCGGCCCGGGTACGCGACCTACCCGCAGTACCGCCCGGGCCAGCCGGAGCGACTCGGCCGCCTTCCGCGCGTGCCGCTGCGCCCGTCCGTGTCCGTGCCGAGGGCCACCGCGTTCCAGCCTCAGCGCGACCGCCGCCGGCCGTGGTGGAGGCGACGCTGGAACTGGACCGTGTCGGCATCGGCCGGTGCCGTGGTGACGATGGGCTACTGCTGGACCGAGTCCGGCGCCCGCCGCCGCGGTGACCGCAACGCCCGGAGGGCAGCACGGTGACCGCCGACGTCATCGAGCTGACCGAGCGGTCCACCGAGCAGGCCGCCCGCGCCCGGGCCGACCGGATCCGCAAAGGGTTGATCGACTACCTGGAAACGGTCGAAGAGTTCGCGTTGGCCTTCGAACGGCGCGACTGGCAGGTCCTCGGCCACGACAGCTGGGAGGCGTACCTTGCCGCCGAGTTCGGAGCAGACCGGTTGCGCGTACCGGAGGTGCACCGTACGCAGGCGGTGACGGTGCTGCGCATGGTCGGCATGTCGACCCGCGCGATCGGCAGCGCGCTCGGCATCAGCAAGGACACCGCGGCCCGCGCCTTGGCTGCTGTATCCGCTGACGGAGCGTTGCCTGCGACCGTACGGGGACTCGACGGCCGTGACCGTCCGGCCACCCGACCGGCCCCCGCGCCGACGCCGGTCGTCATCGAGGAGCGCGGGCCGACACCGGGTGAGCAGGTGTGGATCGCGGCCGCCCGCAAGGGCATCCCGGGCCACGCGCTCAAGACCAAGACGTCGACCAGGTGCAGCCGATCGACGCGCAACGGATTGACTCTGCCGGCCGAGCAGGCACGCGAGCGGCACTCCGCCGTGTGGTGCCACACCTGCTGGCCGGAGGAGGAGGAGACCACCCGTTTCGTGGCGGGTGAGTCCGAGGCCCACGACCCCCGGGTCTCAGACGAGGCCGGGGCGGAGTGTCGCGACTCCGCCCCGGCCGACGTCGACCTGGCCGCCGCGGTCCTCGCGGCGCTGGAAGGCACCGGCCCGTACGGGCTGACACTGGACGAGATCCGCAACCTGCTGCCCGGCGCGCCCGCCTGGGACGAGGTACAGCGCGTCGTCGACGAGCTGACGGCGCTCAAGGTGCTGTTCACCGCGACCACGCCGACCGCCAAGCGGTGGATCCCCAGCAAGGTGACGGCCACCGGGCACTTCACGTCCAGCCCGGTGGATGGAGAGGACGTCGACAGCGAGGCCATGGCGACTACGGACACCGCCACGGACGGCCCGGTCGACCACGCCGCTCCAGCTCCCGTCCCGCCGGCCGCCGCTTCCCCGGCCGTCGGCGGGACGGGGGTAACCCCGCGCCCCGATTGGGTGCTGACGGTCGACCAGGTCGCCCGTCTGCGCGCCGTCTTTGAGTGGGCCCGCGCTGGCCTGGCCCGTCACCCCCGCTACCACGACGGCTGCGGAGAGCCGGGCGCGCTCGGCCGCGAGTACGCGGGCGAGCGCGCCCCACGCGCCCCGCACCAGATACCGCGCAACGGGGAGCAGGTGGCGCACGTCGAGGTGAGCTGGGCCCTCGACGGCGAGATGGAGATCTCCTACCGCTCCGACCGGTACGTCCTGGCGGAAACCACCTTGTGGATGCCCGGTGTGGACGAGGCCCTGGACGTGCTTTGCGCGCTCGGCATCCTGCCGGGCCGCTTCTCCCGCCAGTACGCCGCCGGCCTCCAGGCCGGGCTACGCGCCGGCGACGCGATCGACGGACCCACGGAGGAGACCGACCATGGCTGAACTGCCGTGCTACGAGGGCTGGCGGAAGGTGCCCGCCGGTTTCCTCTCACAGTCGCAGCTGAACAACCTGGACCTGCCCCGCGTCCCGGGCGGCCCGGTCCGGGCCTGGGTGAAGACCCGAGACTGGCGTGACCGCAAGACCACCGTGGCGCTGTACTCTCTGGCCGAGTCGGAGCCGTCGCCGGCGACGATCGGTCAGCTGGAGGCGGCCCGGGCCCGCGCCAGCGCCTCCCGAACGTGTGAGGACTGCGGCGCCCACCCCGACCGACCCTTGCCCACGGTCGGCGACGGGCGCCTGTGCCAGCTGTGCGCGCGTGTCCGGTCGCTGCGCGCCCACGTGAAGAAGGCCGCCGCTGACTGGGCCGCCGCCGCTGACTGGGCCCGCAACCTGCTCGCCCCCGGCCTGCTGCCGCCGTACGTGGTGCGCGTCAAGCAGATCCTGCGTCCGCCGGCCCCGTCCGGCCGTCAGGATCCGGAGCCGATCGCGCTGCGGGTGAGCGCGGTCGACACGGCCGGCCGCCGCCGCATCGACACGACCACCATCCGGCTCGTCGGGCCGCGGGTACGCGCGGTGCCTGCCGACGCCGTCGACCCGAACACCGTGGAAGAGCAGATCGTCCCCCTGCTCTCCGCAACGACGATCGTCACCTGGACCGCCAACGAACTGACGCCGCTGCACACCCTTTACGGGATCAAAGCGCTCGCCGCCTGGTACGGCGGCAACCCCAACGCGATGCACTGGCGGGCCACCCACTGGCGTGGCGACATCGACCCCGACGACGTCTATCTCAGCTACCGGCAGGCGATCGACCCGGTCCGCGCCGACCGGACGCTGCTGTTGCTGCGCCGCATGGCGTACACCGAGCGTCCGGACGGACAGGGCCGGCAGTGAAGGGCCGGTGGCTGGTGGCCACCACGCTGCTCGGCCGGCAGGCGCCGGCCGGTGAGCCGTACCCGCACATCTGCGGCATCACGATGGAGGCCACCCGCCGCCGCGAGCGCTACCGGCTCACCCGTCGCGACTGCCCGGCCTGCGCGGACCGGTCGGGGTGAGCCGTGATCCCCGACGAGTTGGCCGCCGAGCTGCTGCACGAGCGGTACGGACCATCGCCGCGGCTACCCCGGCCCGCGTCGCCGCACCCGGCGGCCCGGGCGCTCGCCGCCCGCGCGGCCGCCGCCGTCGACCAGCCCCGGCCTGCCCGCCGACGTCGGCACCTGTCGGTCGTCGACGGCGAACCCGAAACCCACGGCGGCGGCATGACGCCGTACGCCATCTCGCGACCGAGCAGAGGAGCAGCACTGAGGTGACGACCACGATCGTGGCGCTGGACCTGGAGACGACCGGGCTGGATCCGGAGCGCCATCACATCTGGGAGATCGGGGCGATCGTCCGCGGCCACCGTGACCCGACGTTCGACGGGGAGTGGCACTACATGCTGCGCCCCAACCTGTCGGATGCAGAACCGAAAGCCCTACAGATCAGCCGCTACTACGAGCGCGCCTCGTCGGTGCAGGACCGAACCACCCAGGCGTTCGTGCACCGCAAGCCCGCCGAGGTGCCCGGTGGGCTGTTCGGCGAGTTGTCCCGGCCGGCCGTGGCCCTGCGGATGGCCGAGCTGCTCGACGGCGCCCACCTGGTGGGCGTCAACCCGCAGTTCGACGCCGCCTTCCTCAGCCGTTTCCTTCGCGCCCACTGGCAGGCACCCACCTGGAACTACCACCTCGTCGACGTCGGCGCCCTGGCGTTCGGCTACGCCGCCGCGCTGTGCCAGGCCCTCGACCGGCCGGTACCGACGCTGCCGTGGCGCCTCGACGACCTGGCCGCGCAACTCGGCGTGCCCAGCGACCCGGCCTCCCGGCACACCGCGCTGGGTGACGCCCGCTGGGCGCTGGCCATCTACGACAAGGTGATGGCCGCCTCCGGCGCGCAGGACGTCCCCGAGCCGGTGGTCTGAATGGGCGTCGCAGAGCACAGCAAGCCGCGCCGGTTGGCGGCCACCGCGCTGCACATGGCCATCGAACGGGACTGGCGACGCGCCACCGACGCCGTCAACCGGATCAGCGCCGAGTGCACCCCGGAGGCATTGGGAGACGTTCTGGTCGCCTGGTGCGACACGGTCCTGACCTACGCGTGCGGTGACAGCTTCGAGTTCGGCACCGTGCGCCTGGTCGCCTGGGACGTCGGCGCCGGCGTGGTCGGTGAGGCACCGCCTACCCCGTACCTCCAGTGGACCCACGACCTGATCCGCGCCCGGGCTGCCGGCGACCTGGACGCGTTCAACGCCGCGCTACAGCGACTCAACGACATCGACGACGGAAACGAACGCGGCCGGTACGTCTCGGCGCTGCTGGAGTCGATCTCCATGACCATGCGCCGTCTGCCGCGCGGTTACGCGGCCAGGGGCCGGCCTGGCGGTGCCCCGCCCAGCGCAACTCATCAGCCCGAAAGGACCTCATGAGCACCACCGTCACCATCACGGTCACCGAGCGGAACATCCTCGGCGCCACCAACCTCGGCCCGAAGACCGAAATCGACATCACCCGACAGACCCGGGCAGCCGCCATCGCCGCAGCGCTCGTCGCGTTGGCCGCCGCCCACCGGCCCGAGATGGAGCGCGCGTGGCCGGTGATCCGGGACCAGGTGGAGCCGCTACTTGCCGCGTACCGCAGCGAGGTTGAAGCCGCCGAGGCACGGAAGACCGGCCAGGCCGTTCCGGCAGCTCAGGTGACGGCCGGCGCCGAACCTGGCGACGGCACCGGGACGGCGGTGCCGGTCCGTCCCTGGGCGGACCTCCGCGATTCCGGACTGCTCTGGCTGATCAACCGGGCGGTGCTCCACCCTCGCGGGTTCGCGCTCGCGGTTGTCATGCAGGGCGAAGACGCGGTGGGCTGGCAGCTGCTCGGTGACGGCAGAGGGCCGTGGCGCTTCCATGCATCGGTGTCGGAGGACGAGCTGTTCGCCGCAGTGCAGGCGACGCTGGCCGTGCACCCCGACGAGGCGCCGCATGGCTGACGACCCTCCGGAACCACCCGACCCGTGACGGCGTTCTCCGCCGCCCCAGATCGCCCCTTCGGCGCGGCCACCTTGGAGGTGGCCGCGCTTTGTCGTACCGGACAAACCATAGATGTTGATCATTGAGGTGGGGTATGCCGTACTGGCTGGAAAGTGACACTTTCCACAGCGAACCGGTGTGGGAAGTGCTTGCCGGTGGCGTCGCGGACCTGGTCGACGCGCTGCAGTCCGCGCTGTGCCGGCTGAAGTCGTCGTCGTCCGCGGTGCTGTCCGATGGCTACCTGACCGAGGGCATGGCGCTGCAGCAGTGCCGCGGCCGTAAGAAGATCCTCGGGCTGCTGACCACAGCAGTGCTCGACCAGCCGCCGCTGCTGCACCGTCAGGGCGACGAGTGTGAGTGCCTCGGTGACGGGTGGATCACCGGGTATGCGTACCGGATCCACGGGTTCTCCAAGCGGAACCCGTCCCGGCGGGAGTACAACCGCAACCGGGCGCAGAAGGCGGACCTGCGTGACGCGCGCCTGAAAGCCTTGGTCTACACCCGCGACGGCGGCTGCTGCCGGTACTGCGGCTCCGGACCTCTCAGCCCGAAGAGCGGCCGGGCGAAGGATCCCCGCAAGCGGATCCACTACGACCACGTCGACCCGGATGCCCCGGCCGGCGCCAACGCCGAGAACTTCGTCTTGAGCTGCAAGCGCTGCAACGAGCACAAGGGCCACCGCCTGCCGGCCGAGGCCGACATGGTGCTGCTGCCCATCCCCACCCCCGACCAGGCCGCCCGCATGCGCGCCCGCGACCAGGTGCTGCGGGACCTGCCCACCGATCACGCGCCGATCACCGACGAAACGGCACCCAATCACGATCACGAACAAAAACCGATCACCGAACGAACCGATGAACCCATCACCGACCACGAACGCGATCGAAACGCCGATCACACACCACCAGTGCGCCCGAACCCCGACATCACCACCACCACGGCGACGACCGATCACCGCCGGACAGGGTCCGGGCTGGGTCGGGACGGGAAACCCGAGGTGACAGCACTCCACCCGCCACCCCCCACCCCCGGCCCCACCACCCCACCGGCCAGCTCAACCCCCTGGTCCCACCAGCCAGCCCGCAGCCCGCAGTTTCCCGACGTCTACCACCGGCGCTCCCGTCCAGCCCCGCACCAACCTGACCCCTACGTCTGGCCCCCCGGCACCACCCCTGCCCGCCCCGCGCCGCCCTCGCACGATCCGGAGGACCGATGAGCACCCCATCCACCACGACGGCCGGCCAGCCGCCCCTGCGCGTGGTCGACGTCCGCGACGCGATTGAGCGGCTCCGGGAGTCGTGCGCCTGGCTGTGGCTGCTGATGGTCCCCGGCCGCGAGCGCCGGCCCGGCCGGCCCGTCGACGAGGAGCAGGCCGAGATCCTCGAAGCACGCGGCCACGCCGACCGGGCGTACCGGTCCTGGAACCTGAGCCGGGGCATGGGCGCGTTGGCGCCGTCGCCGGCGGCCGCGCGTCTGGACGTCGTCGACGCCCAGGCCGTCGTGCACCGGATCCTGACCCGGCTGGCCCGCAGCGTCGCCGCGTACCGCGACTCGTCGTACGTCGGCGGCGGTCGGCCGGTGGATGTGCTGGACTGGCTGACCGTCGGCGGGCCCGGCCGGCCCTGGGTGGTCGACGCCGCCGGCGACGCGTGGCGGGCCGGTGTGGTCGACGACCTGCACGACAACCGCGACGCGTACCTGGTGGCCGAGATCGCCCAGCGCATCGCGTGGGCGGACGAGGTCGCCCGGTCGGCGGCCGGTGTGGTGGCAGAGCCGGTGCGGCCGATCGAGCACCGGTGCCCGGCCTGCCGGCACCGATCGCTGCAGCTGCACCACGACGGCCACGACAAGCGGCGCTGGAGCGTGCGGTGCGTCCGCCGGACGTGTCTGTGCGTCGGTGCGGGCTGCGGCTGCCTCAAGCGCGACCGCCGGCCCGGTCTGCCCCACGCGTGGGGCAGGGGCGAGATGGAGGGCCCGGGCGGGCTGGCGACCGCCGTGGCGATCGCTCGCCGCCTCGACGAGCAGGGCCGGCCCCGCCCCACCGTCCGCAGCACCGTGACCGGTCACGGCGGCTGGTCCGACCGGCGGACCGGTGCGGCGTGAGCGGCGTGGTGGTGGTCGACGGCGTGCAGTGGTGGACGACCGCGTACGCCGTGGCGCAGCTGCGGGTGGACCGCGCGCGGCTGGCTGACTGGGTGCGCCGTTCACGCCAGGCCGGGCACCTCGCGGGCGCGGCGCCGGAGGACTGCCCACGCTGCCAGTCAGCCGGCCCTGGCTTCCCGCACGTGGATCCGCCGGTGCGCCGGGCCGGCATCTTCGGCTACGTCGGGGAGCAGCTGCTGGAGGCCGAGGTCTGGACGTCGGAGGGGACACGCGGAGGGGTGCTCCGCCAGGACAGTTGACAAGATCAGGACGAGCATCGCAGCATGTGTGCAGCGCCAGGAGTCTGCCCCGGCGCCGCGATCTACCCGTTTAGCCAGCCCCCCGGGTCGGCCCGGGCCGATGGGCCCCCGCACTGAGTGTGGGGGCCCATCGTGTTACCCCCTGCGGCAGCATCCCCCCTCCCCCTCCCCGGAGGCCCCCGGTGCCCACGGCCCCCAAGACCCGTTGCGCTGAGCCGGGATGCCGGACGCTGGTCGACCGCGGCCGCTGCGACGTACACCAGCGGCCGGCCTGGGCGGGCCGGCTGCCGTTCGAGCAGCGGTACGGCATGAGCCGTTCGGAGTGGGATGCACTGAGCCGGCGCATCCTCATCCGCGACGGCTGGACGTGCTACGTCTGCGGCAAGCAGGCAGCGACGCAGGTCGATCACAAGATCCCTGTTGCGGAGGGCGGTTCGCCTCGTGATGCGGCGAATCTCGGCGCGATCTGCGAATCGCCGTGCCATGAGAACAAGAGCGAGGCCGAACGCATTCGCGCAGCTCAGCGGGCGCGGTCGGGGGTAGGGGAGTCATGATCACGACGGTGGGGTCCGGGGGCACCGTCGGCGGTAGTGAAGCTTTCCAAATCTCAGAATGAAAATCCGTGGGGGCACCCCGATCACCCGATCAGCCATCGCCGAGATTCGATGGCATGTCTATTTAGGGCGGTGACAGTGAAGGCTCGTGTGATCGGCTTTCCGGACCCGGAGCGCGGCGGCACGATCGAGGGCGACGTGGTCGATGTCGAGGTCTCCAGCGAGGGCGAGCTGAGGCTGACGGCCGAGGACCGCGACGGCAACCCCACCGGCTGGGCGATCTACGCACGGGGGCACTGGCTGTCGGTGACGCAGATCGAGCCACCCGATCCCGAGGTCGTCAAGGTCGTCACCGAACGCCGTCAGGCCGAGGCGAACCGGCGGTCGCGCTTCTGAGGAGGTGGACGTGGCACGCACCCCTGAGCCGGCCGGGCTGCGGCTGCTCAAGGGCCGGGGCAACGGCACGGACTCCGGCGGTCGGAAGGTCCGGGAGGCGCCGGCGTTCGAGCGGGCGGCGCCGAACCCGCCGACGTGGTTGTCGAAGGAGGCGGCGGCGGAGTGGCGGCGGGTGGTGCCGGAGCTGGACCGGATGGGTCTGCTCAAGAAGATCGACCGGGCGATGTTGTCGGCGTACTGCCAGACCTGGGCCACGTTCGTGTGGGCGACCCGTGAGGTGCAGTTGCAGGGCCTGCTGGTGGAGGCGATCACGGTCCGCAAGGACGGCACCGAGTCGAAGCGGCTGGCGGCCAACCCGAACGTGGTGATCGCCCGGTCGGCCGGCAAGGAGCTGCGCGCGTTCGCGACGCACTTCGGGCTGTCTCCGTCTGCTGAGGGCGGGCTGGTGAAGGGCGACGGCGACGATGGCGACGAGAACCCGTTCAGCGGCGCGGGAGGAGGATCGGTCGGCCTCGTCGGCTGAGGTCCCGACCGCGTTCCTGCCGCCGGCGGAGGAGCTGGAGCGGCTCAAGCTGTCCCCGGAGGTGGCCTGGTACCTGGTCAGCCGGGGCATCGCGCTGCCGGACTGCCCGCCGCGGTGGAAGACCCCTGAGCCGCGCGACGTCGTCGACGCCGCGTTCGATCCGGACCGCGTCGACCACGTCCTGGCCTCGTTCCGCCAGCTGCGGCACACGCAGGGCCGGCTGGCCGGCCTGCCGCTGATCCCGGATCCGTGGCAGGTCGCCTACATCCTCGCCCCGGTGTTCGGGTGGGTGCGGTGGGACGAGGACGCCGAGGCGTACGTGCGGATCATCCGCACCCTGTACGTCGACGTGCCCCGCAAGAACGGCAAGAGCACCCTGTGTGGCGGCATCGCGATCTACATGGCGTGTGCGGACGGCGAGCAGGGCGCCCAGGTCGTCACCGCCGCGACCAGCGAGCGTCAGGCCGGGTTCGTGTTCAACCCGATCAAGACCCTGGCGGCCAAGAGCCGGGCGCTGGCTCGGTTCGTCAAGGCGCTGGCGAAGAAGGTCATCCACAAGCCGTCCGGCTCGACGATCGAGGTCGTGTCCTCGGCGGCCGACGCGCAGCACGGGGCGAACATCCACTGCGGGGTCGTCGACGAGCTGCATGTCCACAAGACCCCGGACCTGCTGGAGGCGATCGAGACCGGGACCGGTTCCCGGACGCAGCCGCTGATCGTCATCATCACCACGGCGGACTCCGGCCGCCGGGAGACCGCCTACGACCGCAAGCGGCGGCTGGTCGAGCAGCTCGCGTCCGGGGTGCTGGTCGACGAGACCACGTACGGCGTGATCTGGTGCGCCGACCCGGAGGCCGACCCGTTCGCCGAGGCCACGCAGCGCGCGGCGAACCCGGGTTACGGGATCTCACCGACCCGGGCCTACCTGCGCAGCAAGGCCAACGGCGCCCGTAACTCGCCGGCGGAGCTCGCGGCGTACCAGCGGCTGCACCTGGGCGTGCGGACGAAGCAGGAAACGAAGTACCTGACGCTGGTCAGCTGGGACCGCAACGCCGGCGCCGTCGACGAGGACGCGCTGACCGGCCGCGAGGCGTTCGGCGGGCTGGACCTGGCCTCCACCAGCGACCTGATCGCGTTGTGCTGGCTGTTCCCCGACGACGGCGGGTACGACGCGCTGTGGCGGCTGTGGACGCCCGAGGAGAACGTGGCCAACCTCGACAAGCGCACGGCGAAAGCGGCGTCGCGGTGGGTCAAGGAGGGTCTGCTGCTGACCACGCCGGGCAACGTGGCCGACTACGACTTCGTCCAGGCGCAGATCGAGCAGGACATCGAGACGTTCGACGTCGCGTCGCTGGGCTACGACCCGTGGAACGCGACGCAGCTGACGAACAACCTCTCGGCCGCCGGTGCGCCGCTGGTGAAGGTCCGCCAGGGCCTGCAGACACTCTCGCCTCCGCTCAAGGAGGTGCAGCGTCTGCTGCTGGCCGGCCGCGAGGACCGGCCCCTGCTGCGCCACGGCGGCAACCCGGCGGTGCGGTGGCAGGTCGACAACCTGTCCGTGCACACCGACCCGGCCGGCAACGTCAAGCCCGACAAGGCCCGCTCCGCCGAGAAGATCGACGCCGTTTCGAGCCTGGTCACGGCCATGTCCGAGGCGATGGGACGCGCACCGACCCGCCGGTCCGCGTACGCCGACGAGGGCGCAGAGCTGACCGTCATCTGAGGAGGTACCTGTGAGGTCGTACCGCCGCCACTGCGGCCGCCAGGTCCTCGTCACCAGCGGCGACATCACGTTCGCCGGCCGACTGGTCGACGCGCGCCGCGACCAGCTGGAGCTGGCCGACGCGCACCTGGTCGCCGAGGACGGCCGCCGCACGCCGCTGGAGGGCCTGCTGCTCGTCGAGGGCGCCGGGGTGCGCTGGGTGCAGGTCCTCTGATGGTCGCGTTCGCCACGCTCGCCGAGCTGGGCGAGCATCTGGCCAGCCGGCCGGGTGTGGAGGTCGTGGACCCGGGCGTGCCGCTGTCGGAGTACGCCGCCAGCGACGTCAGCGCCCACAACGTCTGGAAGTCGCAGCCCAGCGTGCGCAAGGTCGTCGACTTCATCGCCCGCAACGTCGCCAGCGTGCCGATGCACCTGTACGAGCGGGCATCCGACACCGACCGCCGGCGGGTCACCGCCCACCCCCTGGCGGCGACGCTGCGGGCACCGCGGCCGCGGCTGACGCCGTTCCGGTTCTGGCACTCGGTGGTGGTCGACTGGATGCTCTACGACCGGTGGTGTGTGGCGAAGCTGCCCACCGACGACGGCATGGAGCTGGTCCGGATCCCCGCACGGCGGTTCCGGCTCAAGGCCGACGCGCTGGACTGGCCGATCGCGGTCAAGATCCGCGACCGGCACGGGCGGTGGCAGGAGTTCCCCACGGCGGACTTCCTGTTCGATCACGGGTACGCCGGGCGCGGCGCCAACGGCACCAGCCCGATGCAGACCCTGCGCGACACCCTGGCGGAGTCCCGGGAGGCGGTGGCCTACCGGCGTCAGGTCTGGGCCAACGGCGCCCGCGTGCCGCTGGTGCTGCGCCGGCCGGCGGACGCGCCGGACTGGAACAAGAACGGCGGCCGCGACCGATTCACCGCGTCCTGGCGGCGGTTCATGCGCGGCGGCGGCCGCGAGGGCGGCACGCCGCTGCTCGAAGACGGCATGGACCTGGTGAAGGTCGAGGCGTTCACGCCGCGAGACACCCTCGACCTGGAAGGCCGCAAGCTCACCGACGCCGAGGTGGCCGCCGCGTACCACATCGCCCCGGAGCTGGTGGGCGCCCGCGAGGGCAACTACAGCAACCTCGACGCGTTCCGCCAGATGTTGTGGAACGTGTCGCTGGGCCCGTACATCCTGCCGCTGGAGCAGGTCACCAACGTGATGCTGGTGCCCGACTTCGACGACGAGCTGCTGTACGTCGAGGCGCACGTCGACGCGAAGCTGCGCGGCAGCTGGCTGGAACAGGCGCAGTACCTGCAGTCGGCCGTCGGTGCGCCGTACATGCTGCGCAACGAGGCCCGGGGCCGGCTGAACCTGGAGGCTATCGAGGGCGGCGACGAACTGGTGACGCCGCTCAACGTGCTGGTGGGTGGGCTGGCCTCACCTCGGGACACCGCGCCGAAGGCCGGCGGCCGCCGGGGCGTGAAGGCGTCCCGGCCGGAGGACCTAGCCGACTACGACCGGGAACTGGCCGGCCTGACCGAGGCGCTGACCGCGTACGCGCAGCGGCAGGCCGACACGCTGCTGGACCGGCTCGGCGCCAAGGCCGAGGACGGTGCGCCGGACCTGTGGGCGCTGTGGGGTGCCGAGCAACCCGAGCGGGAGCAGCAGCTGGCCGCGCTGGTGCTGTCGTGGGCGCTGCGTCTGGCGGCCGTCGGTGCCTGGGAAGTGTTGAGCATCTGGAACCCGGACGGCGACGGCTGGTCCGCCGAGGTGATGACGGCGTGGCTGGCCAAGGCGGCGGCCGCGCACGCGCACGAGGTCGAGCAGGGCGGCTACGACGCGGCCATCGGGGCGATCAGCGGCGCCGCCGGCGATCCGGACCGGACGTGGCGTGACGCGCTGCAGACCGCGCTGGCCGCCTGGGTGGTCCGTGCCGCGGCGCACGCGGTCGGGGTGGCCACCGAGGCCCGCAACTTCGGCGGCCACGACGCGGCCAAGGCGTCCGGGCTGGGCGAGAAGACGTGGCGGACCCGGTCGTCGAACCCGCGCCCGTCGCATCGGGTGCTCGACGGCCAGACCGTGCCGATCAACGACGTGTTCGGCAACGGCGGCCGGTGGCCGGGCGACCCGGCGCTGGAGACCGACGAACGGGCCAACTGCAAGTGCTCGGTCACGTACGCGAGAGGTGACGACTGATGTTGATCAAGACCGCGCCGGCGCGTATCAAGGCGGCCGGCACCGACGACGGCCTGGCCGATGGCGAGTTCGAGGCGCTCGTCAGCGTGTTCGGCAACGTCGACAGCTACGGCGACGTCGTCATGCCCGGTGCGTTCGACGACGTCCTTTCGGAGTGGTCGGCCAAGGGCGACCCGATCCCCGTGATCTGGTCGCACAACTGGTACGACCCGTTCGCCCACATCGGCACCGTGCTGGAGGCCAAGGAGACCGACGTCGGGCTGTGGGTCAAGGGCCTGGTCGACCAGGACCCCGAGGCCCGCACCGCCGCCCAGGTCTACCGCCTGCTCAAGGGCCGCCGCGTCACGCAGTTCAGCTTCGCGTACGAGATCGGCGAAGCGTCGTGGGCCGAGCGGGACGGCCAGGACGTGTACGAGCTGCGCAAGTTCTCCGGCCTGCACGAGGTCGGGCCCTGCCTGGTCGGCGCCAACCAGGACACCGACCTGCTGTCCGCCAAGGCCCGCCTGCTGGCCGCCGGCGTCAAGGAGGGCCGGGTCCTGGCCCAGGCCCACGTCGACCGGCTCAAGGAGGCACACGGCGCGCTGGGCGAGGTCATCGCCGCCGCCGAGAAGACCACCGACCCGAAGAGGTCGGGAAGCACCGCCACGCGTACCGCCGGCCAGCCGGCTGATCCGACCAACGACAACCCGGCCGTGCCCGGGAAGTCGTCCGCCGCGTCCGATCGGTCCCGGTCCGCCCAGGCAGCCGCACGGCTCCAACTACTCACACTGACGGGAGATGCGCAGTGAACCTGCGACAGCAGCTCAAGGCCAAGCTGGCCCGGGCCGCGGAGCTGGCCAAGGCCGCCAAGACCCGGGACCTGACCGACGACGAGATCACCGAGGTCGACGCCCTCGGCGACGAGATCCCCGCCCTCCAGGCCAAGATCAAGAAGAACGACGCCGCCGCGAAGCGGCTGTCCGGCCTCGCCGACGTCGACGACGAGGACCAGGACGACGAGGACGACGACGAGGACGACGACGAGCCGGCCGGCGGCCGCAAGACCGGCGGGGCCCGCGTGACCGACCGGATCGAGCGGCTGCACGCCAAGCGGATGGGTGTCGCGTTCGTCAAGAGCGACGCCTACAAGGCGTTCCGCAAGGCGCACCCGGGCGGCGTCGGTCAGGGCACGCCGATCAACATCGGCCGGGTCAAGGTCGGCACGATGGACGACTGGCACGCCGGGCGCCGCCGCAAGGCGACGCTGACCACGCAGGTCGCCCGGATCCAGCCGACCCGCTACCCGACCATGGACATGGTCGAGCGGGACAACCTGACCATCCTCGACCTCATCTCGCGCGGCGAGGCGGACGGCGCGTTCGACTACGTCCAGGTGACCGGGGTGACCCGCAACGCCGCTATCGTGCCGGAGTCCACCGGCCCGGCCGACGCGAACGGCCTCAAGCCGGTGTCGGACCTGCAGACGCAGATCGCCGAGGCCAAGCCGTTCACCTACGCCGACGGCTACGACATCACCAACCAGCTGCTGAGCGACGCGCCCGCGTTCGCCACCTACATGGATCAGGAGCTGTCCTACAGCCTGGACTGGGTGATCGAGGACGCCCTGCTCGACGGCAGCGGCACTGGTGGCCAGCCCCGTGGCCTGCTGCACACCACCGGTGTGCAGCAGCTGACCTACACCCCCGGCGTCGACGCCCGCGCCCAGGTCAAGGCGATCCGACAGGCGATCACCCGGATCACCCGGCTGCGCGGCGGCCAGGTCTCCGCCGTGCTGATGGCGCCGGAGGACGACGAGGCGTGGGACCTGCTGGAGGACGACAACCACCGGTACCTCGGGCAGGGCCCGTTCGGCATCGGCCCGTCGACGAGCTGGGGCCGCGCCCGGGCGCTGTCGGAGCGGCTGGCGCCGGGCACCTGCATCCTGGGCGACTGGCGGCAGATCGCGCTGCTCGACGTCGAGGGCCTGAGCGTTCTCGCGTTCAACCAGCACAAGGACTACGCCCAGCGGAACATGACCTACGTCCGCGCCGAGCTGCGCGCGATGCAGGTCATCTGGAAGCCCAACCGGCTGATCGTCGTCAAGCCGGAAGAGGAAGAGGGCTGACGGCCGGACGGGCCCCGGGCTGGGGAACCCGGGGCCCGTCCGGCCGTTCTACCCACCCGTCAGCGAAGGGATGAGCAGCATGGTGGCACACAAGATGATCGTCATCGACGGGGTGCGCTGGCGGGCCGACGAGGCCCGCGCGCAGGGCCTCGTCGACGCGGCCGGCCTGCCGAACGGCAAGGCCAAGACCGCCCGGAAGCAGCCGCAGCGGCACACCGGCCACGTGAACGGACCCGACGGCGGCGGCCCGGTCCAGGGCGACGGCGAGCAGGGCAGCGGTGACCCGGGCCAGAGCGCCGGCGGCCAGAGCGGCCGCGCGAGGGGCACCAGCCGCGCCAAGGGCAAGGCCGCGACCGGCGAGCAGGGCGACAGCGCCGGCACGGGCGACGGGGACGGCGGGCAGGGTGACGGCGCCAGCTGAGCCGGTGCCGTACCTGGCGTCGCCGCAGACGCTGTCCCGTCTGCTGGGCGTGCCCGTCGACGACCAGCGGATGCTCGACGCCCTGGCGGCCGCGTCCGGCCGCTTCCGGGGGCAGGTGCATCACTCGGTGCACCTGGTGGAGGGCGACGAGGTGTGGCTGGACGGGGACGGCTCGACCGAGCTGTTCCTGCCGGCCGCGCCCGTCCTCGCCCGCCCGCAGGTCTGGGTCGACGACCGGGAGCTGGACCCGTCGGAGTTCGAGTGGTCGCGCAAGGGCATCCTGCGTCGCCGCGCCGGGTGGCCGGACCGGCTCAACTGCGTCCGGGTCCTGTACGACCACGGTTACGCGCAGATCCCGGCCGACGTCCAGGAGGTCGTCATCGACCAGGCGCGGGTGATCCACGAGATCACGCCCGGCGTGCAGACCGTGCAGGCCGGCGGCGAGTCCGTCACCTACGGCGTGACCGCGTCGACCGGGGTGACCGCGCAGTGGTCGATCGCCGTCGAGGCGTACCGCGTCGGCAAGGGGGACCAAGCCTGATGTTCCGCCAGCAGCTGACCGTCGTGCGGCCGGGCACGCGCACCGACCGGTCCGGCAGCACGGTGGACGACTGGTCGCCGGCTGCCGTGACCCGGATCCCGGTGACCCGCGTGCACGTCCAGCCCAACCAGCAGACCGAGACGGTGGGCGACACCCGCACGGTCGTCACGACCGGCCTGCGGGTGCTGTCCGCGCCCGGCACCAACCCGGACGTGCGCGCCGGCGACCGGATCGAGTTCGGGCCGAGCAACCTGCTCTACCAGGTGCAGGGCGAGGTGGCTCGGTGGCCGGACCCGACGAACAGCAGCCGGGTGCATCACGTCGAGTTCACCATGACCCGCGTGACCGGATAGGAGGCCCCGATGTCGTACCGGATCACCGTCGAGGTCAACTACGCCGGCATCGGTGAGGTCGCCCGCAGCGACGACGTCCGGCAGATGGTCAACCAGGCTGCCGACCGGATCGCCGGCGCGGTCCGGGCCTCGGTCGGTCCGGACGTCCCGGTGACCGTGACGGAGTACACCACCGACCGCGAGGCCGCCGCGGTCACCATCGCCGACCGGCGTGGCCTCGGCCTGCAGGCCCGTGACGGGGTGCTGACCCGGGCCGCGTCCGGCATCGGCGCCGACGTGCGGATCCGCTGATGGTCCGCCCGCTGGTCGTGTTCGGTGACGCGCAGGCCGCGGCCGCCGGCGTGCTGCGCGGCCGGCTGGCCACCCGCCCGGAGCCCTACGCCGGCGGCGTCACGGTGGCCGGCCGGTTGCCCGCCGGCCGGTCCCCGGAGCAGCCGCATCTGCCGTTCGTCCTGGTGGCCGTTGACGACGACGAGCCGACCTACCCGGTGTCGAGCTTGGTCACGTTGCGGTTGACCGTCTGGCACCGCGACACCGACGCGGCGTTCGACCTGGCGCAGATGTGCCGCGGGCTGCTGCTCGTGCACACCGGCCCGGTCATCCGCAGCTGTCGGGTGGCCGCCGGCGTCGGCCCGATCCGCGGCGTCGACCCGGACACCGAGATCGACCTGGCCACCACGACCGTCGAGGCGTACGTACGCCCCATCCGATTGGACCCCTGATGGGCCTGCGCATACCGACCGAAGACGAGATCCGGGCCCGCGCCGAGCAGCTCGGCGTGCTCGCCCCCGACGGCACGGTCCCACCGGCTCAGCGTGCCCGGGTGGCCCGGGCCATCGTCGACGAGGAGACCGCCGCGGCGTCCGCCGCCACACGGGCCGACGCCGCCCGGGAGATCGTGCTGTCCCGGTCGGTCGTGCGGGTCGCTGACGGCCACCTGGTGGTCGAGGTGCGGCACATCGCCGACCCGCCCACCCCCACGACCTGACCTGCGCACCAACCCATCCGCTCAACCATCGAAGGAGGACGCCGTGGCCGGCGACCCGAGCAAGGCGTCCCTGTGGGCTGACGCCGACGTGTACCTGGCAGAGGAACTGACCACCCCCAACCCGGCGACCGTCGCCGCGGCGTTCTCCAGCGAGTGGGGCCTGGTCGGTCTGCTCGACGGAGAGGCCGGTTTCGAGGAGGGCCGAGCGGAGGACAAGTCCGACCACTACGCGTGGGGCGGCATCCTCATCCGCACCAGCCGCAAGAACTTCAAGATGACCAAGAAGTTCATCGCGCTGGAGGACAACCCGCACGTGCGGGGCCTGGTCTACCCGGGCTCGACCGGCACGGAGATCGTCGTGCCGCGGCACGGGCCGCGCAAGATCGCGTTCGAGGTCCGCGACGGCGAGCGGATCGAGCGGCTGATCACTCGCCGGTTCGCCGTCGTCGACACGATCGGAACGATCAAGGACGGCGAGGACGAGCTGAAGAAGTTCGAGGTCACCGTCTCGATCTTCCCGGACGGCGGCGGCGTGCTGTTCGACCGCCAGTCCACCGACGACGAGGAACCCGAAACCCCGTAACCCTCAAGCCGGGGCGGTGGCGTGCGCGCAGGTCCGCCGCCGCCCCGCACCACACCCCTGACCTGCGCACGATCAGGAGGACCTGCGCGACATGGGCAAGAACAGCAAGCGGCGGGCCGGGGTCCGACCCCACCCGGTCCGCACGATCCGCGCCGAGGCGACCCGGCCGGCGCCCGTCGACGACGTCGACGTGCACTACGTGCAGTCGCCAATGGCGGCCGCGCGTCTGTCTCACCTGCGACAGACGGCCGCCCCCGAGCTGGAGGACCTGGCCGACGACGAGCAGGAATGGGCCGACCACTACTACGAGCCGTCGCCGGCGGCGATCGCGCGTCTGTCTCAGCTGCGACAGACGGCCGCCATCGGCCCGGACGGACTGACCGACGCCGACCGGGCGTGGATCGAGCAGCAGATGGCCGTCGGCGAGCCGGCGCGGCCGGCGCCGGTCGTGCCGGGACCGAACCGGGCGCAGCGCCGCGCCGGCCAGCCGGAGCAGATCGACGTCACGGTGACCTGGGGCGGCCGGCCGTGGCGGGTGCACGTCGACAAGTCCAACCTGTCGGTGGACCTGCTGGAGTGGTTCGAGGAGGGCAAGACCACCCTGGCGCTGCGCGAGCTGCTCGGCGCGCAGCAGTGGGCGCGCTTCAAGGCGATGCAGCCCGGACACCACGGCCTCAACGAGATGTTCGAGCTGCTCGCCAAGGAGCTGGGCTTCACGAACGCGGGGGAATAGCCAGCCTCGGCCGCCTGATTCGCGACCACGCGGACGCGGTCGAGGCCGACCTGCAGCGCTACTACCAGATCGACGTCGACCTGACGACGTACTACCGGGACCCGGTCAACCAGTGGTTCGGTGCGCTGCCTCTTCGGCGGCTGGCCTGGCGGCTGCGGCATTTGCCGATCGACTCGGCGACCCTCGCGACGTACGAGGACCCGCACGCCGGGTGGACCCGGACGCACTACCTGCTGACCGACGTCTTCCACGCGCTGACCGGCAAGCCGCACCCGGCCCGGCCGGCGCCGCCGAGCCGACGTCGCGACCCGGTCGAGACGAAGCGTCGGGAGGGCCTGCTGCAGGAGCGGGCCCGGCGTCGTGAGCAGGAGCTGGAACAACTACAGAGGGGGTGACCTGTGGCGACCGTTGGCTACGCGACCTTGCAGGTCATCCCCTCGTTCCGGGGCTTCGCCGGGGCCCTGATCACCGAGACCAGCAGCGGGGCGACGGACGCCGCCCGGCGGGTCGAGGGCGAGCTGACCAAGGCCGGCGACTCCGCCGGCCGGTCGATCGGCCAACGGGTCACCGCCGGCCTGGACCGGGTCCGGTCGGCGGTCGGCGGGATCGCCGGCGACCTCGCCGGTGTGGGTGTGGTGGCCGCCGGGATCAGCGGTACCATCGCGGCGAACGCCAACAAGGCGCAGATCCAGGCCGCGCTGGGCATCGGCCCGGACGAGGCCGCCGCCGCGGCGAAGGTGTCCGGCACCCTCTACGCGCAGGGGTGGGGCGACAGCCTGGAGCAGGTCTCCGGCGCTGTGGTGATCGTCAAGCAGCAGTTGGCCGGGCTGGCCGGCGGCGACGACCTGTCCGGGCTGACCCAGCGTGCGCAGACACTGGAGAAGGTCTTCGGCATCGACCTGACCGAGTCGGTCCGCACCGCCGGGAAGATGGTCAAGACCGGCCTGGTGCCTGACGTCCAGTCGGCGTTCGACGCGCTGACCGTCGGCGCGCAGCGGGGCCTGGACGCCTCCGGCGACCTGACCGCCACGTTCGACGAGTACAGCCTGTTCTTCAAGCAGCTGGGCGTCGACGCGCCGACCGCGCTCGGCCTGATGTCGCAGGCCGCCGACGCCGGCGCGTTCAACATCGACAAAGTTGGAGACGCGCTCAAAGAGTTCAACCTGCGGGCGGTCGACCTCGGCGACGCCGGCGCGCAGGAGGCGTTCAAAGAGCTGGGCCTGTCCGGCAAGGTCATGGCCCGGGACGTCGCCGGCGGCGGCGAGAAGGCCAACGCCGCGCTGCAGAAGGTCCTCGACCGGCTGCGGGGCGTCAAGGACCCGGCCGAGCAGGCGACCCTGGCCATGGCCCTGTTCGGTGGGCCCGGCGAGGACCTCGCCGGTGCCCTGTACGCGCTCGACCCGGCCAGCGCCGCAGCCGCCCAGGGCTTCGACAAGGTCACCGGCGCCTCGGGTCAGGCCGCGTCGGCGCTCGCCGGCGGCATGTCCCCGGTGGAGCAGTTCACCCGCTCGTTCCAGCAGACCCTGACCGTGCTGGCCGCCGAGGCCATGCCGGTGCTGCAACCGATCTTCGACTGGCTACAGCAGGCCGGCCCCGCCGTCGCACGGGTGGCCATCGCGTTCGTCGCGCTCGTCGCGGTGAACAAGGCGGTCGGTGCCGTCAAGGCGGTCGCCGGCGGGATCCGCGACACCGCCTCCGCCGCCCGCACCGCCGCCTCCGCGGCCGCCACCGCCGGCCGGGCCATCGGCACCGCCGGCGCCGCGTCCGGGCGGGCCGCCGCCGGCGCCGCCCGGTGGGCCGCCGCGCAGACCTCCTCCGCCGCCGCGTCGACGAGGGCGGCCGCGTCGGCCGTCGCCTCCCGGGTCGCCACCACGGCGTCCGCCGTCGCGTCCCGCACGGCGGCGGTGGCCACCGCGGCGTGGAACGCGGTGGTCAACTCCAGCGCCGTCGCGCACGCCCGCGCCGGCGTCGCGCTGGTCGCCTCCCGGGTGGCGATGATCGCCGGCACGGTGGCCACCGGCGCCGCCACGGCGGCGACCTGGCTACTCAACGCCGCCATGGCGGTGCTGACCTCACCGATCACCGCCGTGGTGGTGGCGATCGCGTTGCTCGTCGCCGGCATCATCTGGGCCTGGCGCAACGTCGACTGGTTCCGCGACGGGGTCCTCGCCGCCTGGCAGTGGATCCAGAACGCGGTCACCGCGGCGGTCGACGTCGTCCGCGCGGTGATCTCCACCGTCTGGGGATGGATCAGCGCGTACATCACCACGGCGGTCGCCGGCTGGCGCATGGTGATCTCCACCGCCTGGTCGTTCATCTCCACCGCAGTGTCGACGTACATCAACCTTGTGCGTTCGGTGATCTCGACCGTGGTCGGGTGGATCTCGGCCTGGTGGCGTGCGAGCGTGACCGGCTGGCGGATCGTGATCAGCACTGTCTGGGCGGCGATCGTCGCCGTGGTGCAGGCCGGCATCGCCCGGGTGCGCGCGATCATCGCGGGGATCTCGGCCGTGGTCGGGGTGATCCGCTCGGCGTTCGCGTCGGCCCGTGACGCGGCGGTCGGCCGGCTGGAGTCGCTGCTGTCGTTCGTCCGCGGGCTGACCGGCAAGATCACCGGCGCGCTGGGCGGTTTGAAGGACAAGCTCGTCGCGATCGGCCGCAACGTCGTCCAGGGGCTACGTGACGGGATCTCCGGCGCCTGGCACCTGGTGACCTCGAAGGTGCAGGAGCTGGTCAACCGCATCCCCGCGAAGATCCGGGAGATGCTCGGCATCTCGTCTCCGTCCAAGGTGGCGCGTCGGCTGTTCTACCACGTCGGCGAGGGCGCGGCGCTGGGCGTTGGTGACGGGCAGGGCCTGGTCGAGCGGGCCGCCGGCCGACTTGCCCGCGCCGCGGCGATCGCGCCGTTGGGCGCCGGGGTGGTGCCGGTGTTCGCGGCCGGGATGCCGTCGTACAGCGAGAGCACCACCTACCAGCTGTACGGCACCACCGACGAGCTGTGGGCGCGGGTGCAGGCCGCCCAGGCGGAGCACCGCGCCCGGCAGAGGTTGAGGAGGCCCTACTAGTGCCCGCTCTCGTCGGATCCGTCACGCTGCCGCCGCTGCCACCGCCGTTGCAGCAGCCGTCGCTGCTGCAGTTGCCGGTGCTGTCGTGGGCCACCCCGGCCCCGCTGGGCGGGTCGGTGGTGCCGCTGTCCGGCGACCTTGACCGCGGCTGGCACGTCCTGAACATCGACGGCCTGGGCTCGGTGCCGCGCAGCCTCACCACCGCCGCGCGGGCCCGGGGTGGTTCGCGGTTGCGCAACCAGCGGCTGGACGGCCGCTCCATCATCCTGTCGATCCTGATCTGGGGCGACACCGAGGCGCAGTTCGTCCAGCGGTGGTGGGAGCTGGAGGACCTGCTGTGCGGGACCGACGTCGACCGGCCCGGTGTGCTGTCGGTGCTGCGGCCCGGCCAGAGTCAGGCCCGCGTGATCGACGCCTACTACGCCAGCGGCTTCGACGGTGAGCCCGGTGCCGGCATCCTCGACGACGTCGTGGTGGTGACCCTCACCTGCCCGGGTGGGCTGTTCCGCGCCGCCGAGCCGGTCACCTTCGAGTGGAAGCCGGAAGACCCGGTCGACTTCTTCGACGACGGCTTCCCGGCCGTTTCGGCCGACTCCATCGGCGGCGAACAGGACGTCACCAACGTCGGCAAGGTCGACGCGTGGCCGGACTGGACGATCATCGGCCCGGCCGACGGGCTGACCGCCGCCATCACCACGAACGGCGTGACACGGCAGTTCGTGTTCACGCCCGTCGGCGGCGCGCTCGAGGACGGAGCCGCCGCCACGATCACCACCGATCCGCGTGCCGTGCTCGGCCCGAACGGGGAGAACTGGACGGCGGCGGTCAACTGGGCGACGGGCCGGCCGTGGCCGATCCCAAGAGGCACCAGCCGGATCACGTTCACGGCCGCCGGCGTCGAGGCCGGTAAGACCAGGATCCTGCTGGCCTTCCACCCGCAGTTCCGGGTGGCGTGACGTGGCCACCGATGAGATCACCATCCTGGTCACCACCGACCAGCTGGAGCCGGTGCACGTCGTCGACGACTGGCAGGCCCTGGACGCCACCCAGGCGCTCAACGCGCCCGGTCCCGGCGCGGTGGTCGCGCCGACGTCGCGCACGCTGATGGCCGCCCTGCAGCCCGGGGCCCGCATCGCCGTGTACCTCGGCGACGACCCGCAGGCGTGGCACAGCGGCCCGTTGGAGGCCCCACCGACACGCAAGCGGTCCGTCGACGGCGAGGACGCCGGCCCCGGAATGCTCACGATCCGCTGGGCCACCCACGAACTGTGGTTCGGCGCCCGCCGGCTCTACCCCGACCCGGCGGTGGCGTGGGCGGCGCAGACCACCGAGCAGTGGTCGGTCACCAACGTCAACGCCGAGACGGTCCTGCGGAACCTGGCCACCGCGCACGCCGGGCCGGGCGCCCTGTCGTATCGGCGGGTGCCGCGGCTGGCGCTCGCGGCGGCGAACAGCCCCCTGGTGGGTGTACAGGTCACTGAGGCCAGCCGCATGGAGTGGGTGTCCGACGTGATGCGTCGCGTCGCGGTCGCCGGCGGGAACCTGCGCTGGCGTATCCGCCACGTCGACCGGGACCTGCTGTTCGCGGCGTCCGCCCGCCGGGACCTGTCCGCGTCCGTGCGGTTCTCGTTCGACCTGGACAACCTGCTCGGCTACGACACCGACCCGGAAGCACCGACGCTCACCGCGGCGCTGGTGGCCGGGCAGGGCGAGGGCACCGACCGGCCGCTGCGCGAACGCGCGGTGGCATCACCGTGGGGACGCTTCGAAGACATCGTCGACCGAGGCGACACCATCGACCCGGTGCTGCTCGACGCCGCCGGTGACGAGGCCCTGGCCGCCGGCGGCGAGACCGCCAACCTCGCCGCCGACGCCGTCGAGACCCCGGGCCCCGGCCAGCCCCTGTTCGGCCGGGACTTCGACCTCAACGACCTGGTCACCGTCGAGCTAGACGACGGCGTGCCGCTCGTCGACGTCGTCACCGCCGCCCGCCTGCAGGCGCCCGGCGACGGCACCCACCGCCTGGGCTTCACCATCGGCACCCCCGACGCGCCCAGCGACGAGATGACCCGCGCGGTCCGTGACCTGTACCGCCGCATCGGAGGATGGGAGACCCGCTAGACATGGCCTTCGAGTTCGCCCCCTATCACGACGTCGGCGCCGGCAAGCGGGTGATGGGCGAGGCCCAGTACGAGGCCCTGGTGGCCGGCTACAGCCCGGACGGGATCTTCGGCCACCCGGGCGACCCGAACCCGCTGGCGATCGTCGGCGGCCAGCTGGTGCTGCGCGCCGGCGTCAGCGGCGTCGCCCGCGGCTACTGGTGGTCCTCCGGCGACACCGACACGCCCATCACGGTCGGCAGTAACGCCGGCGGCACCGGTGTCCGCCGCGACCACATCGTCATCCGCATCGACCGCGACGCCAACCCCCGCACCGTCGCGCCGGTCGCCCGCCAGGGCGGCACCAACGGACTGCTGCCCGCCCCGGCGCAGGCACTGGGGAGCACCGGGCAGTGGGAGCTGAGCCTGGGATCGGTGGCGCTGCCGGCCGGCGGCACCATCGGCGCCGCCACCCTGACCCGACTCGGCTGGTACGTCGGCCCCGACGGACAGCTGCTGTGCACCAGCAGCACCCGCCCACCGCCCTCTCCGGGCCGAGTCATCTACGAGACCAACACCGGCCGGCAGCTGCTCGCCAACGGCGAGCAGTGGCGGCTCGTCACAGACGCGGAAGCCAGCGCTGCCGTCACCCTGGTGGCCGCGAACTGGACCGCGCCGCTGTTCAACCAGCTGTACCGGCGTAACGGCTCGGTGGACCTGACGCTCACCCCACAGCGCGTCTCGGGGCCACTGAACCCGGGCACGAGCAGCACGCTGGGCACGATCCCGACAGGGTTCCGGCCGGTCGGTGACAAGGAGATCACCGGCCACGTCGTGTCCACCGGCGCGCTGGTCGTCTGCCGGATCGTCGGCTCGACCGGCGTCATCACCCTCACGCCCTGGCGTGACCGAATCGAATCCGCGCGATACGTCAACCTGCAGGCGGCGTCGTGGCCGGTCAGGCACTGAGGAGGCCAGCAGCGTGACCATCTACCTGTACGGCGGCGGACCCATGGACTGGGCGATGGACCGGGTCACCGTCGACGGCGTGCCCCTGATCCCTCAACTCAAGCCGGGCGCGGTCATCACCTGCCACCCCCACCAGATCGGCGAGGAACGGTACTCCAGCCTCGCCCTGGCCGACGGAACCGCCGTCGACCAGGTCACCGCGGCACTCGACGGCGATCCGCTGTACGGGCCCGGAGCCTGGCCGCTGTGGCGGGGCCCGGCCCTCGCCATGTGGATCAGCGTCGACGGCGGACCCCGCGTGTACGTGCAGTCACACGACCTCATCGCCGAGATCCAGCGCGCGTTCACCACCGCCCAGGGCGCCCAGGCCGCCGCGTCGGCCGCCGCCGCGGCGGCCGCCGAACTGGCCGGCTCGTCTAGCGTCGCCGGCCACCTGGCCGCCGCCGACCCCCACGCGCAGTACCTCAACGAGCAGCGCGGCGACGCGCGGTACCTGCGCGCGGGCGACGCCGGCACCATCGCACCGCTGGACGAGGTCCGCGAAAAGGTCACCTTCTCGTCGATGCCGCCGGCCGGCGCGAAGAACATGCGTGAGGTGTGGGTCGTCATCGACGACGTGCCGTACCTCATGGCGTGGGACAACGAAGGGCTGTACCCCCGCCGCCGACAGATGCGCAACAAGCTGTTCGAGCATCTCTACGTCGGGATCACGGCGCACAACGGCACCGGCAGGGCCTTCATGGTCGAGCAACTCGACCTGGCCGGCAACCGCATCCCCGTGGGTGGGTTCGACACCCGCGGCCGGCCCGTCACCTCCGATCAGGTGTGGTCGCCCATCACGAGCGTCGACCCGACGTCCACGGGCGACTACAGCGCCTCGACCGACGTCGGCCCAGCGCCACTGGGCGCCCGGTGGGACACCGACGACACCGTTCGGCTGCAGGGGCGGATCACCGCGACGGCCGTGACCGCCGGCGACGCCCTGGCCGAGCTGCCCGCAGGCTTCCACCCCCTGTCGGAGCGGCTGATCACCGTGCCGACCACCACCGGTCAGGCGGTGCCGTGTGACCTGCTGCCCAACGGCCGTATCGTCGCCCGCGCCACCGTCGCCGGACCGTGCGACCTGTCCCTGGACGACATCACCTACGCGCGCATCATCGCCGACCAGGAAACCGGAGACTGGGGCATCTCCACGGTCGCGATCGCCACGCCCGGCACCGGCAGCCCGCTGACCTTCACCTACGAAGGTGTGCCCGGCCGTCTCTACCTCGCGTACCTCTCGCGCAGCAGCGCAGCGGACCCGTTCACCACGGTCGTCGACGACGAGGGCAACACCTGGGAACGGGTGGTCTACTGCCCGACCTCCGGCGGCGTCGGCCGCCGACACGAAGTATGGCGCTGCCAACCCGTCGCCCCGTTCGCCACGGTCGCGCCGGCGTTCAGCGGCGCGGGCACCGCGTACGCGACCCTCGTCGAGGTCACCGGCCACAACCCGGCCACGCCGATCGACCCGGCCAGCGCCGCCGAGCACCGCGGCAACCACACAGCGCCGGCCCCGCTGCAGATCACCCCGAGCGGGCCCGGCCGCCTCGGCATCGCCGCCGTCGCATGGTCGCCCAACGGGCCGGCGCAGATCACCGTGCCGGCCGGCTGGACGCCCCTGCCCACCCACTCCGGCGGCCCGGTCATCGCCTACATGACCGACCTGCCTGTCGAACTGGTCGGCGCACCGTGGACCGCCACGACCGGCGCCGGATCCGGCCACTCGATGATCGCGATCAACCCGGCCTGACCCGTCCGCCGGCGGGCCGTCGGCGAGCACCCTCACCCACCGCAGCCGCCACGCCTCGCGTGCGCGGCCGACCTCGCATGGGAGCAGCAATGGACATCATCAGCCGTGGCAAGGCGGGCCTGCCCGGGGTCCCGACCAGCATCGGGCACCGCAGCCTGGGTTCGTGGGCTGGTATCACCGGCCATCACACCGGCGGGGCCTTCTCGTCGTGGAAGTCGATTCACGACTGGCAGACCAAGGGACGCCCGGCCGCGCAGCGGCTGGCCTACATCGGGTACAGCTTCGGCGTCGCCGACGGTGAGGTCACCGAGTTGCGCGGCTGGGACCACCAGCCGGCCGGTGACCACGACAACAAGCGGATCCAGGTCGTGTTCGGCGGCGCCTACAGCCGCGACCTGCCCTCGCGTGAGGATCTGGACGCGTTCGTGGCGTTCGTCCTGCTGGCGCGTCGCCGCACCGGCAAACAGCTGGAGGTGATCCCGCACCGTGGCGTGTGGCCGGCCGGGCACAAGTACGCGACGTCGTGCCCAGGGGATCGGCTGGCGCAGTGGATGCGCCAGGACCTGCCCGACCTGATCGGCAAGCAGCCGTCGACCCCGAAGCCGCCGGCGACACCCGGGCAGCTGGCCGTCGACGGGCGGCTCGGCCGGGCCACGATCCGCCGCTGGCAGCAGATCATGGGCACGCCCACCGACGGGGTGATCTCGACCCCGAGCATGTTGGTGCGGGCCGTTCAGCGTCACCTCAACAAGGTGGCCAGGGCCGGCCTGACCGTCGACGGGGTCGGGATCCGCCAGGACGGCAAGTCCTACAAGACCACCCGCGCGCTGCAGCGCTACCTGGGCACCGTGCAGGACGGGCGCATGTCGACGCCGGTTTCGCAGGTCGTCAAGGCGCTGCAGCGGCGGCTCAACACCGGGCGGTTCTGACCGATGGAGTCCGCCGTCCTGGTCGCGTTGATCGGCGCGGGCAGCGCGATCGGTGGCGGCGCGCTCGTAACTCCGGTCGTCGCGCACCTGCTCGGCCGGCGTCTCCGCACCGCGCAAGCCGCCCTGACCGCCGCCCAAGCCGAACAGCACAAGGCCGCCGCGAAGCAGCAGCAGGCCCAAGCCGATCAGTTGCGCGCGGAGACCGACAAGATCCGCCAGGACATCTACCAGGAACTGACCGAGGACCTGCGCGGCGAGCTGCAACGCGTCCGCGTCGCGTTGGAAGACGCCCAGAAGTCCCTGGCACTGACCTCCGGCGAGGCCGAACGGCTCCGCCAGCGCGTGGTCGACCTGGAATCGCGCATCGCGCACCTGGAGCAGACCGAGCAGCGCCAGGCCGCCGAACTGAGCGCCGTGCAGGCCGAGCGGGACCAGCTGCGCATACAGCTCGCCGCGAAGGAAGCCACCATCACCGCGCTCACCGGCCAGGTCGGCGATCTCAAGACGCAGCTGGCCGCCCACGTCGCCTGACCGGCACACCCGCACCGCAACCTCTGGAACTGAGGAGACTCCCTGTGTCCGATCGTCTCACCGCCTACGTGCGGACCTACTGGCCGCTCGCGCTCGGCCACCTCACCGCAGCGATCGTCGCGTTCGTCGCCACCCGGTTCGGGGTCGTCATCGACTCGATCGTGGTCTACGAGATCATCGCCGTCGTCCTGACCGGCCTCGTCTACGCCACCGGCAAAACCCTGGAGGAACGCACCGGCGACGGCCGGCTGGCGCGCGTCGCCCGCGCGCTCGGCCGGATCCTGCTGTCGTTCGGCCTGGACACCGGCCAGCCCACCTACGGCCAGCCGCCCGCCGAGGCCGACTACTGGCCCGACGGCAGCTACCGACAGATCCGCAGCACCACCACCTATCCGCCCGGATCGTCCCGGTAGGATCGTCGACGCGGTGCTGACGGGTCGCACCCGGCAGGACCGACCAAGCTGCGACAGCCCCCGTCCTCCCCGAGCAGGGAGGGCGGGGGCTGTCCGCGTGTCCAGGCAAGCAGGCTGAGCGGGTGCGTCAGAAGTTGTCGGCCGTGCAGGTGACGACCGCGAACTGCCCTTCGCTGGCGTTCTCCTTGACGACCTCGCCGTCAATGGTGATCTTGCATTCGATCTTGCTGGAGCCCTTCGACTGGGCCACGACCGTCGGGATGATGATCGTCTCGGTCGACGTGAGCTTCTTCTTCCAGGGCAGCTTCGCCCCGTTGTCCTGCGACTGGTCGGCGCCGAGGCCGTAGGTCACATCGGCAGTCTTCGGCCCGGTCACCTCCAGGATGATCTCCTTCTCGCCCTTCTTGCCGCTGCCCTTGTCCACGGCCCCAGCCGCCTGATCCTGCGCTCCCGGGCCGGCCGTGTCGCTCTCACCGGCACCACACGCGATGGCCATGAGCGCGAGAACCGCAACACCAGCAGTGGTGATCTTCGTACGCAAGAAATCTCCTCAAGTCACCCGCTCCGACCTCACCCGGAGCGGCAAAGGCCCGAAGGTAGGGCCCACCACACCACTACGGAACATGACTGTCACTCAGCCGATAGTGATCGTGTCCGCACGGGCCACGGTGCATAGCCCAACGGCGAGGACTTGTCACGACGGGGAGAGGCCCCGCAGCACTGACGTCTGCGGGGCCTCTCCGATGTGGGTTACGAGGTGGGCCGTCCGGTCCCAGGGCATGTGCCTCGGCTTCCTAGCGCCTGATGCGGCGGGCAGGGTTGACCTGGGTTCACGCCGGTACGGGCCCCGCAGACGGAGCATTGACTCTTAGGTGCCATTCACGGACTCCTTCGGGAATCTGCCAGTCCGGAAAGGGGTCGGTTTCGGGCTCGCGACTCGTACCGCCTGCCGACGTTCCCCGCAGGTAGACCACCGAGCCGTCCCGGGCGTTCAGGCGTAGGGCGGCGGCTATCGGCGACTCCACCCCGGCCTGTCGGCACAGCTCCCACTGCGCAAGCTGGTCGGGCCGGGCGACGTCGAGCAGCTGGTGCGCGAGCACGAGGATGCGAGCAGCACGCCACCGCGGCGGTAGCGGATCGCTGGGCAGCGGCACCGGCGTGGCGTCACGCGGCGGCACGGCGGCCCACAGCATCGCGGCGGATCCGGACCGGTGCAGCGCCTTGACCCCGGCCGGCGACTGGCCGCCTGGCTGAGCGTCCCGACCGTACCGCTGCACTGCGGTGATGTCCGGATGCTCGGCGGCCCGCAGCAGGGCCTCGATCATGTCCAGGGCCTGGGATACCTGCACGGTTGCACTCCTGATCGTAGGGATCTTGGCAGCTCACGGGCCGGATTAGTCTACCGGCGGGCGGGCGGTCCTCGGCTCCACCGCATGTCAGCACGTCCGACCGGTCGCGTGCGGCGGTCGCCAGGTGTCGGCTGTCCCGACGAGTGCCGTCGGTAGATCAGTCGCATCGATTGTGAGCCATACGCTGCCGATCGGGCCGCCACTGACATCGGACAGCCGGTAACCCTCGATCTCGACCTTGTCGTCCCAGTACAGGCGGGCAAGCCGTACCTGCACATGCACCCACATGCCGCGATGCTGTAGGCGCAGCACGACTGGACTCCTCTGGTCGCCGCCTCGGGGATGCACGACGAGCCGCTCTGCATGGCGATGCAGTAGCCTCCGTGTCGCCGGGACGGCCTGATCGGCCAAAGAGGCGCGGCCAGTCACGGCTGGCCAACCCGCCCGATGCCACCTCGGTGCTTCTCAGCCTGAGTATGTAGTAGCGGCAGTGAATGCAGCTCCGTCGGGCCGGTGAGCCACACCTGCTCGTCCGTCTCCGGCTCACTGGGCCGTGGCAGCGCTCCCGACTGTTGCGGGTACGCGGTCGCAGGTCCCGTCCGGTCGATCGTGGGTTGCTGTTGTCTCCTGTCCAGCCATCGCCACCGCATGGGCCGCCTCCCGCGCATCGGTCCCAGCGGCCGGGCCCACGGGGCACCGGCCGCCGGTCTCTACCGTCACAGCGGGCACCGCCCGGTCCAGTCTCGGGTCCTGATGGGGCGATCCGCTGCCTATTCGGACTATCGACGGCGGTGGGTGCTGATGGCCTAACAGGCTGTTAAGTCGCGTCGTGGTCGGGGTCGAGTGGATCGACGCCTACCCGTACGGCCAGGTCTCGCAGCTGGTCGGAGCCGCGGCGGCGTGCGTCCCGGACCATCTGGCCGACTATCTCTTTAACGGTAGATCGGGAGCGGAGTTCTTGGGTCGAGATGCTGTCCGCCTGGAGGAACTGTCGCACCGATCGATCGTGCTGGTCCGCCATGAAGTAGCCGCGGCCGGCGTCGATGTGCAGCCGGGCCCGACGCTGGGTGTTCCGCAGCGCGGTCTGATCGACTCTCTTCGCGTACGTCGGCGCCCGCTCGGGCTCGCCGTTCTCCAGTGCGATGGCCACCCGCCAAGTCGCGCAGTTGGCAGACGAGAACTCCATCCGCCACCGGTCCGGGCCATTCGCGCGGCGCAGCGCGTCCTCTGCCTCGGCGTAGTGGTCGGCGGCGTCATCACCGCGGCCGAGCGAGGCGGCCGAGATCGCCGCGTGCAGGTGCAACAACCCGTACCAAGAGGCCATGTCGCCGGTAGCCGTGTCGCCGACGTCCTCTGCGGCTGCTCGCGCCAAGGTCAGGGACCGCCGCTGTGATCCGCCGGTGAGCGCGACCTGGGCGGTGGCGAACGCCGCGGCGGCGATCTCGTCCGGCTCGTTGAACAGCTGGGCGGCGAGCTGGGCGCGCTCGGCCAGCCGCATCGACAGGTCGACGTGCCCCAAACTCTTGAGCCCGACCGCGCCGGCGAAGGCCACGCGTGTGAATAGGGCGAGGCCCTGCCGTTCGGTGGCTTGCACGTTGGCCAGGTGTCGGGTGTCCGCGACCAGGCCCGGCAGCATGGCTGCATAGGAGCCGTAGTCGCAGGCCATGCGGGCACGCACGACGGCGTCCGCTCGCCGGGCCACGTCGTCGACGTCGGGCAGTGGCCCGTCGGGGTCGTCGTCGAGTGCCCTGCGGATCCCCGGTGCGGCCGAGTAGACGGCCAGCTCGGTTGCGTCCCGCGGCTGGGCGGGTTGCGCGGTGAGGTCTTCGACCCGCACTCCGAGTGCCGTGGACAGGGAGATGATCAGCGAGCGTTTCGTCACCGCCCGCTTGCCGCCCTCGATCATGGCGATGTACGCGCCGCTGACCCCGACGCGGTCAGCGAGTTGTTGCTGGGTCATGCCGGCGGTATCGCGCCACCTGGCGATGCGCAGTCCGATGTAGTCGGTCACGGTGCCCTCCCGCACGAGGGTTGGGTGAAGACGGTTCGGCTGGCTCCCGCACGAAGACCGGCCGCGTGGTTGGCACGGTACGCGCCGTCGTGGGCGGCTGCTACTGTGTCGCTAGCGCGCTGGGGTCGGACCGCACATCCGGCCCCTTTTTCATGCCTGGAGGTGCGCCAACTCGTGGACATGTGTCCACGAGGCGACGTGTCTACGAGGCGTCCTAGCGTCGCGAGCATGATCGATCCGGCGTCCGGGGTGCCTGTCTACCGGCAGCTCGCCGACGTGCTGCGGGCGCGCATCGTCGCAGGTGAGTGGCTTCCTGGTGCGCGCCTGCCGTCGGAGACCCGCCTAGTGCAGGAATATGGGATCGGGCGTACGACCGTGCGACGGGCGATTGCGGCACTACGGTCTGCTGGCGTCATTGAGGTCGTGCACGGATGGGGGATGCGTGTGCCGCTGCCGCGCGAGGTGGAGCGAGTGCGCGGCGAGAGTGGATCGGTCGTCTCGGTGCGGATGCCAACGCCGCTGGAGCGCGCCACCTGGGCGCTGGCTGACGGCGTACCGATGGTCGTGGTGACCGGCCCGGATGGCCTCGCCGAGGCGTTCCCCGGTGACCGAACCGAGATCGACATCCCGTAGGCGAGCTACGCCCGATACCTCGGTTCCGGCATATTCCGCCACTCCACACAGAATGCATCACAATCCATATTGACGGATGTGCCTGACTGTGCTGACTCTGGGTGGTGATCAAGGGGTGTCACTGCCTGGATGACTACCGAGCGTTGCCCTTGTAGCACTCAGGCCGAATGGCTGGAATCGTCGCTCGTCTGGACCGTAATGGCCCGTCCAGTGGGTGTTGGCCCCGTGATCCCACGGAGTGAAATCGCTCTCTCTTTACGTCTGCGTTACGAAATGGGGGATCGCGACGATGCAGAGCAGGGTCGTTTTTGCCTGCGTGCTGGCCTGCTGGCTGCTGGTGGCGACAGTCGGGCAGTTGCTCGCCGACCGGGTGTTCCTGGTCGTGTTGGGCGCGGTGATGGTTGTGACCGTCTACGTGTGGGTGCGCTGCACCCTCAAGGCGGTCGAGCGGCAGCGGTCGCCTGAGAGACACCAGGCGGAGCTGGAAGACGTGCGGCGCCGGGCTGAGGCTCGGGGCTACGTGGCCGGAGCGCGGAAGCGACTCGATAGCGAAGGGTCGATGCGTCTGCGCCTCGTGCGGGGGGATGGTCAGAGGCCGCACCCCTACTAG